TCCACCGCTGTCCCGGAGTGGGCCGAGTGAGCGTCAACAGCGGTTCCCGAATGGGCCGAGTGAGCATCGACGGCCGCCCCGGAGTGGGTCTGCTGCGCCACGCCGTTCGCGGTCGGGTTGGCCGTTGACTGCCCCGCCGCACGCAACGAGCCTCCAGTAGCGGCGGAGGTCATGAGATGCGTGCCCGAGGTGCTGGCCGAGGTCCCGCCCTGAGCGTTCTCTACATGTACGTGATTCAGGACGTCGGTGTGAGCCGCCGGTTGCGTCACCACGTGATTCGAATGGGCTCCGGGCTGAGTGACGACGTGATTCGAGTGCGCGCCTGGTTGCGTCACAGCGTGGTTGGAATGCGCGCCCGGCTGGGTGACCGCGTGGTCGCTGTGGTTAGCGTGGCTGTGCGTCTTCGCGCCGCCGGTTTCCTCCGCAACATCGAAGTCCGCGTCACTGCCCGTCTGCCCAACGAGCATCCGCCCGCCCGCTATCTGCGCCCACGTGCCGCCGCCTAGCAGAGTGGCCGGGTTCGTGGAAACGACCGAAAGGAATACTGACCCCACCGGCCAGGCCGACAGGACACTTACCGGGTCTCCCGCTGGCCCCTGATCGCCGGTATCTCCTTTCGGTCCCTGCGGCCCCGTCGCGCCATCGGCTCCGGCTGGCCCCGTTGCTCCTTGCGGGCCAGTTGGCCCGGCCGGTCCGGTCGCACCCGTATCACCCTTGGGCCCGGTAGCGCCATCGTTGCCGGCGGGGCCTTGCGGGCCGGTGTCGCCGGGAGGCCCGGGATCACCAGTGTCGCCCTTTGGCCCCTGCTCTCCGGTGTCGCCTTTGGACCCCTGCCCGGCAGTCCCGGTAGGCAACTGCCCGAGCTTCGTCCAGGACGGCTCGCCGTTGATGGTGATGGGCTGATAAACCGTGCCTTCGGAGTCGATGTACACCGTGTCCTGGTCAGCGGCTCCGTATGGCGCTGCTGACCCGAAAACGACGGTGCGGCCCCTCATTCGGCGAACTCGGTTCGATACCTTCGAAGCTGTCGCTCGCTGATACCGAGCTTGTCCGCCACCTCCAGCCATGACCACGTCGGGTTCTTGGCTCGCAGGCTCATTGCCCTGTCGTAGATTGCCCGCGCGCCGGGGTCTGCCAGCAGCGGCGGCCGCCCACCCTTTGCCCGGTCGAGTTGCTGAAACGCGGCGCTGAATTCCGATGCGATCAGGTTGGCCGCTGGTATCTGTGGCGCGGCAACCTGCACGGGAGCGGGGTCTACCGCGGTCAATCGGTCGAACGGCGTCAATTCGCCGGTGGTTGGGATCAGGTACAGCCCGTCAGAAGTATCCGGGTCCAGCCCGATACCACCTCGCGCCTCTTCCCAGGATTCCAGGCCAGCCATGTAATCGTCGCGGTGGCGCTTGTGGAGCGCGTCAACGTCTTCCTGGAGTGCGCGAATGTCGCTGAGTTCGAACTGGACTTCGTCGATACCCGCGAACTCCGGACACAGCCCGGCAGTGAATCCGTCATCGAAACTGGACATCATCGGGGTCATCGTGATGTCCCAGAGCACCTGCCAGTCTGACCGCTTGTTCGCGTAGCTCGATGACTCCATCCCCACGAGCAGGCCGAGGATCGACGCCGGAATACCGAACGGCATCGCGATGCGCGACTCCATGACAGCGTTGACATCCTTGGGGACAGCGTCGGTCAGGCCACGGTCGAGGCCGAGCCGCTGATACGTTGACGTGCCGTTCTCCAGGATCAGCGTTTCGCGGAATGCGCCGGGATGGTTCAACAGCGATCGTAGTTTGGCCCGAGTCTCTGTCTTCGCCTCTTCCGACAGGCTCCCGCTCAAGGTAAGGATCGAGCCAGGGCCGGAGCCTCCCGAGCCGTAGAACTGGCGCAGCATCTCCCTCATCGATTCGTCAGACGCCACCCGCGGGAGAATCGATGACATCGGCGACAGCCCGAGGTAATCGCTCAGCGGGTGAAGTTCTTTCCAGTGGATCACGTCTTCGTAGGGGAAGAGGGTCCGCGTCTCGCCAACCGTGTACTGACAGGCCACCGGGTAGCCGTCGCTGTTCGTGATGATTCGCACCCTGTCCGGCCTCAGTCGCCACAGTTCAGCGACGTTCCCGAAGTCTGGATTGCGGGCCTTCAGGATGAATGCATTGCCGGCAATCAGGCGATCCATGACCAGCAGTTGCATCATCTCGGCCCGCGTCTTCATGTAAGGGTTGGGCCGGTTCAGCAGTTTAACGAGCGGGTGATTCGGGAGGTCTTCGTAGAAGCCATTGCGGACCAGGTAGTCCCGGCGCAACGCCTGGATGGGGCCAGCGTGGCGGACGTTCGCTATCTTGCGTGCGGCCTGGTATTGCGGGCGCTCACGGCGCCAGCGCCGCCCTTCGATGCACGGTTCAGCGGCAGAGGTCGCGAGCAAACGCACCGCACGGTTGACGATCTCGTTGCTCATGAACGCGCGAGCACATTGTTCGTAGGTGGGCTCTGAACCGAAGTTTGCGAATCCGGTGCCGGCGCCGTAGCTGAAACTGGAACTCCGGCCGGTAAGGGCGGTCAGGGCAGCAGCGAGCAGTCCCAAGGTGGCTCCTATCCCGCGGCGAGCTGGAACACCCGAAAGGCCAGCCCAAGAACTCCAGCGCTGGAGATTGCCACCATTGCCAGCGCCGCAACCAACACGATCACGACTCCGAAGAGACCGCGAGCGGCTTTGGTATCGTCGGCATCAAGGATGCCCATCGCGGGTAATGATAACCGAATTATTCGTTTGTACATTAGGCCCAACTCGCAGACATCACAGTTGAGCTCGTAAGCACTCCGGCCGCAATCGCGTCCAGCCGCGCCTGCCAACTCAGGCACCCCGCCATTGCGGCGTCGATTTTGTTGGGCGACATCGGCCGGTCCTTGTGGATTAACCACAACGGCTGGCCGTCATCGTCCGGGATGTTGAGGTTGGTCTTCTGCGCGTTCCCGATGTGCCGCGCGAACGGTTCGTCGCCCGAGTTGAACACTTCGCCCGCGCGGATCGCGGTCGCGTACGCCTTCAACGCGGTCGCCATCTGCCGCACCCGCACCGTCGGCCACTCCACCACGACCTTTTCGCCGTGCCGACCCTGCCATTCCGCCCCGAGCGTCTCCCACTTCGAAGGGTCGTAATACATGCGCCAGACGTTGAAGGTTTCGAACGCCGCATCCACCGCCGCCGAGACCTCGAGCTTCGGGATTCGCCAGCCGTTCTGGGCGCTCGGCGTCCAGATTCCGATGGGCCACTGGAAGCCCGTTGCCACGTGGGTCGCTATCAGGGCGGTGGCGTCGTCAGTCTCCGAGCCGTCGAAGCCCAGCGTGATGAGCTGCCCGCGGCCGAAGAGGAAGCCCGGCGCCGCGTGCTCCCTCCAGGCGGCGGAATCGAACGCCTGCGATGCGGTCGCGACCGGGCGGTTCAAGTACACGCGCTCCAGGTACTCAAGGTCAGCGCTCGGGTCCTGCCAGAGGTCACAGATGCCGTCGATGTCTTTCCATGAGGCTGTCGGCCCGGCCGCTTCCAGCACGGCGCGCCGCAGCTCGTCAGGATTGCGGACGTCGTAGCCGTCGCTCGCCTGGCGATGGAAGTAGAAGAGCCGCGAGTCCTTGATCGCGCCGGTCGCGACCGCCACGGCGTACTCCATGGTCTGTTCCGCGACTGAGTTCTCTCCCGGGCTGAAGGCCGTCGTCGTCTCCAGTTCCCAGGGGTCGGCCAGGAGGCGCTTCGGCAGGTTGGCGATCATCGTGCGGTGTGCGCGGCGGAGCCTCTCTGAGTTCCAGCGGTGCGTTTCGTCCTTGTGGCTGAACGTGGTGCGCGCGCCGTCTCGGGAGTCCGGAGCGCCGGCGAGCGCGACGGCCTTCCCGTTGCCGCCGGCGCGAAGAATGCGCTCAAGGCCGATGTCGAAGAGGTGCCGAATGGGGCTTTCGTCGAGGATTGCGTAGAGGGCGCCATACGCCAGGTCGCTGGTTTGCTCTTCGGTGTACGCGACCATCGGGATATACGGGTCAATCACCGGCCGGCCAATAGGACGTCCGTTGGAGAAGCCGTCGCAGCGCACGGGCGCGTCTGGCGCTAGTTCGCACGCCGCAATCCACGCCGCGAGCTCCGTCTTCGCGCTTCCCTTTTGTGTCGACCACCCGCAACGTCTGAACCGCCGCCGCCCGGCGATAGATTTCCCGTTCGCATCCTTCGTGCCCTCGGGATGCACCTCGTAGAAGCTGTAAATGAGCGCCCGCTTTTCCGGGTCGAGCTTCGCAGGTTTCCCGAGCAGGTCGCCGGGCCCGAACACCAGATTCGCCTCGATGTACTGGCAGACCTGGGCGCCGAGCGTCGGCCATGGTGCCTCGTCTTCCGGCGGCACCATCAGGATCATTTGACAGCTCGCAACAACGAACGCGGGTCAACATCTTCTTCGGCAACGACCGCCGCCTTTTTCGGTTCCTCCGCGGGCTCCGTCCGGGAGTTCTCGATCCGCCAGTCGTACGACCGCCGCGACGCGATATCGAGGCCCCAGCGCCGTTCCTGTTGGCGGATCTCCGATGCCAGGGTCGTGAGTCCGCTCGAGCTGCTCCAAAAGTCGTGACGGAGTCGAGCGATGAGGTAGAGCCCCTCGATGTCCGACTTGAGCCACCGCGGCGCCATGGGTTCTTTCCAGATCGTTCGCCACCAGCGCTGGACCAGCGGATGCACGCGCCCTTCCTTCAGCCCAATGTCCGCCGCGGTCAATGGCGGCGTCTTCACGCCCTTGGCGTCCTCGGGTCGCAGCACGTCGTGCGTGGACGCCT